AACGGTAGCTATATCAGGTCTTGTACCAACAAGACCTGTTAATACATCTCCACCTGCCTGTATATCATCTCTTAAATCCTGTTCTTCTTGAGATGTTATTGCTTGTCCAACAAAAGAACCTGGACTGTCCATTAAATATCTTTCAAAATGACTTCCAGCTTCTGCTGCTCTATATGCTTGTCCCATTTCTTGATAGAATGTATCATGACTACCTGTCCAAGCTTTAATATATTCATTAATTTCTTGTTGTGTAGGAAGTCTATCTACTTCAGTTTCAAAATATTCATTTAAATAAGCAGTCATAGTAGCTATACCAGGTACTGGTTTTTCTTTCTTAACGTCTTTAACATATTCATCAACTTCTTTATCTAATAGTGTAGATTCATGTATACTCCAATCATCTAACATTTTTCCTAATAAACCCCAAGAGAATCTAATATCTTCTGACTTATCATCTTGAGCCCAAATAAATGCATCAGGTACTCCGTCTGCTATTGCTTGCCATTCTTCACTCTGATAAGATATATGTGAATATCTTTGTTGAGCTGTAAGCATTAATTGATTTACATAATTCTCCATAACTGAATCTACAGTACCACTATCATCAAAGTCATCTTCATCTGCTATACCTTTGCTTACTAATAAATCTTGTAGAGAAAATACTTGTTCTTCATTTAAACGTTTTATTTCGTTCATGAATCCTGTATGAAACATAGATTCAGGTTGAAGTCCTAGAGGTAATGGAACACCAAATTCATCATAAACTACTTTCCCATCTTCTGTTATAAAACCAGTATGTGCTTCTCCAGTAGCTCTTAAGAAAGCATCTGCTGGTGATAACTTTGAACCTTTATATAAATTTTTGCCAGTTTTATTTTCTCCTAGAACTAAATCTCTATAGTATAAATAGTCATCACCTGATAGAGCGTCTGGATGTGCCTGACCTAATATATAATCTCTTTCTTCAGTACTTAAACCTTCAAAATAAGCTTCTCTTTCTTCAGCATCCATTTCCTCTTGAGTTTCAATACCAGTTGTTATTTCTCCTGTTTGAGTTATAGCTTCATCAACTTCATCAACTTCATCAACTTCATCAACTTCCTCTTCTTGATATTGAGGTGCTAATTCCCAATGATATTTTGTTACTTCTCCATAAGTACCATCAGGTAATTGTTCTATTTCTGTTAATTCTGTAGGTTCGTAATGTTCTATATAATAATCTATTGATGCTTCTCCAGTCCCATAGCTTGTCCAGTCAACTGTTTCTGGCATCCATTTTCCATAATAACGTCCGTGTAAAGCAGATTCTACTTCATTAGGGTCAATTTCTTTTATTGAATTACCTTCTTGGTCATATCCTTCAATTGCTCCATCTTTAATAAGAAAATTTAAAAAATCAACTATTTTTTGTGGTTTCCACTTCTGCATCTCCTCATAAAACTCTTGATTTATAAGGCCATCTTCTAACCATTGGTCAAGCCATTTATATTTACTATATTTACCCATTATCCATCCAATACACTATAATATTCTTTATCGTTTCTAAACATTCTTGATATAATATTAGTCCAAATAGGAGCAAAATCTGGATATTTAGATATGATTTCATTTGCCCATGCTTGAAAGTCTGCTCTCATATAAAATGCTATTTCATTTGTACTTGATAACCACCAATCAGGATTTCCTGACTGTGATTCTTGTGAGGATATTAATTTATTTTGTTCCCATTTAGGTATAAATTCATTAACAAATATTCTCCCAGTTTCAGTAGTTTCAGCTATTTTTAGATTTGGCCACTTCTCAATCATCTCAGCAAGTATTTCTCTTGATTTAGGAGGTTGTCTTGTCCCACCAGTTCTATTATATCCAGGTAATTCTTGCTCTAAAGCAAATCTATAGTTACGAAGTACATTATCAGAAAGATTTTCTGGCAATCCAGAATAAGCATATTTTTCTTTTTGTGCAGAATATCTAAAATATCCAATAGTATCATTGACTGCTTTATTGTATTCTTCTAAAGATAGAATTTCTCTTTCACCTATATTATATTGTCTAATAACTTCTTGATAACTTCTCTCTTCTAATGGATTATCAGGTAATAAATAAAATGCACTTAAATCTAATTGTTCTAATACATCTTTATTTTCCTTCTGCCATTTTATAACTCTATCACTATAAGCAGCTTTTCCACCTTTTGCCTGACTTTTAGCAGTTGTAAGCCAACCATGTTCAAATCCATATAATCTTACAAATTTTTCATATGCTGCTACATGGTCTTCCCCAGATTCTTTTAGTAGATTTTGATATTCTTTTGCTAATATCTGTGTACCCCATATTTGTCCATTTTTATCTTCTGCATAATATCTAGGAGTAAAACCTGCTGGTGCAACAAACTGAGCCATAGCTCTAAATAAGAAAGTTTGTCTAGCTTTAGCGGTTGCATAATCTCTTAACGCACTATCTATAATATCTGGTGTTAATTCATCATCAGGTAACTTATCAGCTGTAGTTCCCTTCCAGTTTATCTTTTTTAAGTATTTATCTAAATCACCAGATTGTAATAATCTCTGGTCACCATTTTCCATTTTTAATAACTTAAATAATTCAATAGATGTATTAGCTCTCATTTGTGACACTTCAGTTTCATTACCTCTTGGTATAAAATTCTGTGCAGCAAAGAATTTAACTAAAGAAGGAGATTTAGGAATTATTTTATCCCAAAAACCTTTTCCACTTGGAGGACCAAAATCACCAAATAATACGCTTCTAAACTCATCAGCTATCCCACCTTGTGGTAATACTGAATCAATTGCCCAACCTGCAAAAGGTGTAGGCCCAGGAACAAATCCCTGTCCTAATAAGTTAACTCCAGTCACATATCCTCTAGGTGACATTTTTATTTTTGAATCTTCACCGAATATTAAGTTAGACATATATCCACCAAATGGGTAAGCAAACATTTGTTCTCCAGAACCATTAGGGTCTTCTGCAAAGAATCCGTCTCCTGTATATCCTAATGCTGATGTTCCTCTTCCACCTTTAATAGCTAACTGTGCTTTTCTTCCTAACATAGGATTTTCAGCTAATATCTTAGGCCATGTTGTTAACATTTCAAACCATACTTCAGGGAATGGAAATATATTTCTAGTCATATCAGATATTTTATGTCTTTTAGATACATCATATAATAATGATTCTGTCATACTCAAACCAAAAGCTTTACTTGTATCAGATATTAATTGATAACTATCCATATTGAATACTTTTCCTTGAACACCTTTTGCCATCTTTTCTAAATCTTTTATAACTTGTTTAGGTAATTCTGATAACTTAGCTTCCTTAACAAAATGGTCTCTTAATTTATTATCCATTCTATGAAAATTATCAGCTATGTAAGACCACCTATATTGTTTAAATACAGGACTTCTATTTAAATAATTGATATTTTTTTCCATTAAAGTCTCAAATACCATTCCTACAGCAGTATCTAAATGAGATTCTAATGAAGATGCATAACTTTTATCTAATAGTTTTTCTTCTTTAAAATGAATAGCACCTATATTCCAATAACCAGGATTATCATCTACTTTATCTCTAAAAACCTTTTCAAGTTTTCTCTGGTCTGGACGAGATAATTGTTCATAAACATCAAAATCATCTTTATTTAACATATGAAATACTTCATCTTTATGATGTATTTCTCCTGTAGCAATAATATTTCTAATCTCTTCATTTCCACCATGTGCTTCAATATTAATATGACTATTCATTGCTCTATCCATATCTCTAGTTGCATAACGAGTATCTTTAGCCAAATCAGGATTATATTTTAAATAATCTATACCAGGTTTTAATTCATGACCAGTTGCTTGCCTTATTCTATTTTCTAAAGATTTAATATAATTTATAGCTACATCATCATTAATAACTACATCAGTCCATGCATCCTCACCCATCTCATATAGTTCTTCTCTATATCTCATTCCTTTACCATTTACAAACCATTCAGATGCTTCTTCAGGTCCATGTTTAGCAACATATTGAGCTACAGGGTCATTCCTAAGTCTAAATAAAGTAAATAATATTCCTTTAGCATATAATTCTGAACCATCATCAAGAGTAACCATTGGAAAATCTAAATTATATTGAGGAGAATACTTTCCACCTTTTAATAAATTAACAGTCCAATGCTTTTGAACTACTCTTTGGTGTTCTGTACTACGCATAATATTATCAAAAGTTCCATAAGTATCAAATAATCTCTTTTGTGCTTCTGGACTATATGAATTAACCCAAGCTAAATATCTAAAAGGATGATTATATGCACCATCTAAACCTGTACTAGACATACGTAATTGTTCTTCCATGAATACTCTTGTGAAGAAAGCTGGTCTTAAAAGAACAATAGGTTTAAATATCTTCTTTGTATAAAAATCTAATGTTCTTGTAACAGCATCTTCCATCTGTTGATTAGTTGGTATGAATCCAGAAGGTTTATCTTCTAACTGTCTTCCACCTTTCCAGTATGATTTCCATTCATCCCATACAATTTTTGAAGGTGTAAAATCTTTTAATTGGTTGTGTGGGTCAGCTATATGAAATAATTTTGAAGCAGCTCTATCTACAATACTTTGGTCTATTAATGGAAATACATTGTCACTCATTTCTGATAATAAATTAGCAGAAGGTATAAGAATCTCTCTATAATCTTCACCAATCTTGACTGACATTCTTACTGAAGCAGACTTCATTCCTGGTGCTGGAATTAAATTATCTAAAGGTTCTCCAGTTTTAGGATTAAATCCAGCTTGTTTGAAATATCTTTTAGTATTTTTCTCCCATTCATTTACTACTTTCCTAAGATGTGCAGCAACTACACTTGCTCTTCCTTTAGATATTTCTCCTGTATCTTCTAAATATTTTATTTTTTCATAATTTTTATTCATCAATTTTATTAAATATTCAGTTTTATTTCTATATGAACCATCTACAACTTCAAGCCAATCTGCAGTCCATTTATTTATTTCTGCATTAGTAAATTTATTTTGTATAAAATGTGCCATTAATTGGTCTGTAGCTATTCCTGCATTATTCATAAATATATATCCACCAGGTAATGTTCCAAATAATTTTTGACCCCATGGAGTTAAACCACCTTTAAAATTAGAACTAAAACCTAGATATTTTGATACTCCTATATCTTTAGGTTTCAAATTAGTATTATATATTGCTTTAAAAATTTCAAAACTATCTTTAGGTCCATCTATAGCACCTCTTGCTTTTTTCCAAGGTGCCTCTGCTGCTTTAACTTGAGTATCCCAATTTCTCATAAGTCTCATTGTATTACGTGATATTTGCCATGATTTTGAAACTGCTTCTCCAGTAACACTTCCCATACTTCTCATTGCAAAATCTTGTTTTCCAGTTATACCTCTAACTGCTTTATTAGTTACATTAGAAAATCCTTTAGGTAATCCTGGAATATTCCATATTTTTTCATCTCCATGAGTAATATACTTAGTTGACTTAATACCTTCGTCCATCATATCTTTAAAAGCTGTAAGAATCTTTTCTTCACTAAAAGCTTTTTTAGGGTCACCAGGAGATTTTAGAGCCCACCAAAATCTTACATCAGATTGCATATCCATTAATACAGGGTCTCTTACTATATCTGCAAAATCTGTTTTTCTTATATATTTAGCTAAAATTCTAGCTTCTTGAGTAGCAATTAATTTATCGGAAGTACTACCAAATAAACCTTGCATTCTTCCATTAAACATTCCATGTTTTCTTTTAACTGTACTATCTGCACGATAAATACTATTTAAAATATTATTTCTCTGTTCTGTTGTACTTTGTAGATATAATTTTTCTTTTGGTGAAAAATCACGACTATCCATAAATTTTTCACGTTCTTTTCCTTTTAATCTTGTAGCTTGGTCCATATCCTTTTTTAAGTGTTTCAATTTCCTTTTACTATCAATAAACCTAACTTCTCCATATTTAATTCTCTTTGCTTTTTCTTGAGCAACAACATTCACATATCTAGATTTTCTTTTAGCTTTTGTGAGATTTAACATTCCTCCCGTAATATATTCTGCTGGTAAAGCAGAAGCAAAATCTAATAAACCAGATGCTATTTTATAAGATGTTGTTCCTTGTTGTAAAAATTGTCCTGCTTCATATCTACCCCATGAATATTCAGTTAACTGATTATCATCCATTCTTTCTCTAGCTGCATATTCACTAACATTCATGTCATTATAGTTAGTTCTTCTATCTGAAAATATTTGTATTTTATTTGGATTCTCAATACTTAAATAATGGATTTGACCTTTTTCATCCATCTTCTTTATAGGAGCACCAACTTTTAGATAATATAATTGGTCAGCTCTTTCTTCATCTCCATCAAATTTAGCTAATAAATCTGCATATTTAGGGTCTGTTTTCTTATCTATAGATTCAAAAAAGAATCTCTTACTTCTATCCATATTTACAGCTTCACCACGCATTACTTTTTTAGCAGCTGCCCAGATATAATTTTCACCAGAAAATTCAATTGCTTCTTTTAAGAAATCAATATTCTGTCTAAGTTCATCTGGTCCTAAATCTCTTCCTAGATTAGGAACTCTAGATATATTAACTAATGAAGCTACATTAGATTGTGCTACTTCTGGAGAATAACCTTTTTCTAACAATTCATCATATCTATTAAGGTCTTGATAATATCTCCAAATACGACCTTGTGCTCTATAAGGAACACCCCCACCACCAAATTGTAAAATATCTGAAGTTGGTAAAGGATTCCATTTATTCCAACTCTCTCTAATAGCATCAAATGTTCCTAAAATCCATACAGTTGGAGCCCACTTTCCTACTTCTTCAGGTGTCCTTCCACCTGGAGCCCAACCACCAGTTAAAATATCTATAATATTTAAATGCATATCATCTGTAGATTTATCATTTTTATATTTCTCATTTATTTCATTCCATTTTTCAGATTCTGATACAGCCCAATTAGCTGCATATTCATCTGCTAACATTTCCATAGATGGAGAATCAACTGGTACACCTGTAGCTTCTGCTGATATTAATACTTCTGGAGATAATATATTATATCTTTCTGACATTTGAACTATTCTTTCAGAACGTGCAGGATTTATTTTATTAATCTCTTTATATAAATCATATCTATTCTGAACTGTTTCATGGAGAGAAAGCATTTCGTTTTCTCTTACTGGGTCAATCCACATTATGTATTTCTATTATTTATTAATTGAGCTATTACAGGGTCAGGATTTACAGAATACATAGCATTCAAAAGTATATCCACATCATCTTGAATATTTTTAGTAGGTCCTCCTCCTTCACCAATTGGAACTCCTTCTGTTATAGGTTCGCTTGGTATTTCAGTAGATGTAAATAAATCTGGTCCCATAGCTTCTGCTTGAGGTACTTGCATAGGAAAAGGTGCATTAGCTCCACCAGAATCTCCTAAAGGAGCACCTTGCTGTTGTTGTTGATATGCAGTACTTTCTCCATAAGCCATATCTTGTCCACGCATAATTGGTTGAGCTCCATCAGTTCTCTGACTTAAAGCTCCTGGTCCACTAACTACATTTTTTCTATTAGGAGTGGGTCTTCTATACCCACCTCTAGAACGGTTCTTCGCCATAGCTATCCTCCTCATTTAACATAATAATAATATTTGGTAAAGGTCTAATGATTGTATATCTTGGAAGTAATTCATCACCATATGGAACATCTCCAAACTCTTGATTAATAATACTCCAAAATTCATTTTCTGTATTTTCCATTAGAATCCTCCCATAGCACCAGCTACTGATGGTGGACCTTGTGGTGAAGGTAATCCACCAGGCATACCTTGTTGTTGAGCCATTTGTTGTTGTATCATAGCTTCTTCTTCTGGAGACATCTGTGGTTCTTGAGGAGTATAGAACATTCTCATTATATCTGTCATTTCTGCTGGATATTCATAAATAGCTATAACAGCCATAGTAGCTGCAGGGTCTCCCTGAGCTGACCTAGCAAGAATAGATTCAAATAAAACATTCTCTGCTTTATTCTTTCTAATACGTTCTTGTACCTTAGCTATATTCTCAAGACCATCAATATTATCTTGTAGAGTTTCTACGTCTATAACACCTGCTTGTAATAATTGCAAACCAGTGACAATCTTTTGTGGTTCATCAAAACCAGCCATAACTCCATAAACACGTCTTGTTCTAAAATCTCCACCAATATCTGCTATAGGAGCATAGTTTTCAGAGAATGCAGTACCTGCATAAAAACCTTGTATTGGTTTCTTTCTTAATTGTTCAAACTGTGCAGATAATAAACTATCAAGCTCTAATCTTTTTTCATCCATACTTTCAAGACCATGTTTAATAACTTCTCTATATTCATTAATCATTAATGACATAGTTCCATTAAGTTCTTGTAGTCCTGCACCAGTAACAAATGAGTTAGGAGATTGAGCATCATCAGTAACTGGATATCCACCAACTAATCTGAGTTGTCTTTCTAATCTATCTATCTGTTGAAATAATTGATAAGGTATATTGTTCTGTGGTTTAGATACTTGAGTACCAGGAGCAAGATAGTTAATTGCAAATCTACCTCTTCTATATTGTCCTGATTCAAGTTCTCCTGATATGTTAGTTTCTGTGAATACAGAGTCTTCCATAGCTATTGCTGACATGATATTAATCTTTGCCATCATAGCCATCAAACCTATAACATGGTCATACTGACCTTTGAGTTCATCAAAAGATGTTCTCTTCATAAATACAAATGGAGGACTGCTTAAAAAATTTGGTATGAAATCCAGAATCATTTTCTTTTCTGGGAATATTACATAAGTACCACCCATATCATAATATTCAATTATTCGTACACCCTGGCCTGTATTATCTTCCCAGGTATTATCTTTATCACTTTCATACTGTGTACCAACTTTTCCACCACCAGGACCATAAGCTGCTTCTGTAGCTTCACTCTCATCGGGATTTAAAATCTCTTTTGCAAATTCAGGATATAGCTGAGCAAGTTTAGACCTAGGTACTCTTCTCAATACAGCTAATTCTCTTGGTTCTTGATTAGGCCCAAAGTTTCCTGGGAATGTATCAAAAGGGTCACGGAGTTCTGCTGTAGGATATATATAACCATTTTTATCAGTTCTTGTTGTTATAATCCAAGCACAGTATCCGTAACCAGGTAACCATCTAGCTGCCTGACTTAATTGTAAATTTAAATTTTGTTTCTCATCATAAGAAGTAACAATTCTTTCTAGCTTCTCTGCTCTTACCTTTGCTCTGTCAGAACTATTATGATTTAATATATCTACTCTTACTTGAGGTATTCCTGAAATCTTTTGAGCTAATCTATCTATACCAGATTGAAGCATGTTAGGAGCTGGTAAAAGGTCGACATCTGAAGTTTCCATTTTATTACCTAGTAATGCTTTCATACCATCAGCACCACCATTTAAAATAGCTTTAATTCTAGCCTTCTGTACTTGTCTATGCTTAGAAGGTTTACCTACTACTAATTGTGTAGCGTTATCAACTATTTCTTTATAGTTCTTAAGACCTAAATTTTCTATCCCCATGGTGCCTCATTATAGTCGGTTTTATTGAACTCTGTGAAACTTGCGTTGTAATCTAATCCCATTGTCGCTAACTGCTCCTTGTTCATTCTTCTGAATACTTTCATTGGAAACCAGGCAGCCATAACAATATCTGTTTTTTCTTTATTCCTAGTACTAACAGGCTTTCCATCAAAGTATAATAATTGTTGTCTATAAGCATTA